AAAATTATGGCAGTACAACATTTTTTAAGAGAAGTATGGGCAGAAAAAATTCAAATGGGATTGGATCTTAATGCTCAATTAGTTGCTCATTGCACAAAAGAATATGAAGGAGATTGCAAATATGCAGAGAAAGTAAGAATACTAGGTGTAGGAGAACCAATGATTGATGGATATACAGGAACCGTTACATATGAAGATATGGATGATGAAAAACAATATCTACCAATTGATATTAGAGAATTTTTCTCTTTTAAGGTAGATGATGTTGATAAATCTCAATCAAAACCTGGTTTAGATACTGCATACCAACAAAAAGCAGTAAAAAGATTAGCACAAAGAAGAGAAATATATGTAGGAAGATTAGTAGCTGGTAAATTATTAAATACAGCAGATGAAAAAATAGCAACTTATGCACAAACATCTGATACAGCACTAGTACCATATAAAGATTACTACACTCAAGCAACAGATGGTAATGGTAATACTATTTATAAAAGAGTTAAAAAACCTGTATTAGCTAATATTGGTAATTACTATGAAATTACAGCAGGAAACTACAAAACAGGAGCTTCAAATATAACAACAGCAACAGGAAAAACTCAAGCGGCAATAAAAACTGCAATAGATGGTGCATTAGTCAACTTAAGACTAAGAAATAACTCTGAAGGTGGATACTTAGAAATAGACCCAGTTACATATAATGCATTTAAAAATAATTTAGTAGAATTATCTACAAACAACCCAGAATTAATAAGAAAAGGTGTTGTAGGTATGTATGATAGCTATACTGTAACAAGATCTAATGCTATTTACAGAGATGGTTCATATTATCATTGTTTTGCTCACTCTGGAACAGCTATAGCATTTGCAGGTCAAATAAATGAAGTTGAAGCATTAAGACTACAAGATACTTTCGCTGATGGTATTAGAGGTCTTGATACTTACGGTATGGCAATAATTGCTCAAGACGAAATTGAAGCAATAAAAATACCTGCTTAACGAAGAGAGGGTCTCCTCTCTTTTATACTGCCGTTTAGCCAAGCGGTAAGGCAACAGGCTTTGACTCTGTGATACCCTAGTTCGAATCTAGGAACGGCAACCAAATAGAAAAGGAGAATAAGATAATGGAAAAGAAAGTATATGTTGTAAGACCAAATACAGATTGTTACTATGGAATAGAGGTAAATAAAGATACTAAATTAGAGTTTAAAAATGAATTTGTTAAACAAAAAATAGAGAACTTAGCATTGGAATCAGTATCATCATACAAATGTGAGGAATATGAAAGCAAGACCAAATTAAAAATGAAATTAAAAGAAGGGGATATTCTATTGTTAGAAGAAGAGAAAAGAGGATATTTTATGCCAAAAGATATTCCAATAGGTTCAATTGATGATGCATTAGATGATTTAAAATTCTTAAAAGAACAAATAAGTAAAATAAAGGAGTAAAATTATGACTCTTGAAGAAATGAAAGCAAAAGTATTGCTTATGATAGAAGAATATAATGAAGATGAAGACACTTTATCTAATGATGAAGATATAGGTAACAAATTAAATACAGTAATAAATCAAATACAAAATGAATTATCAAGAATTAAAAAACTATCTGGATATAAAGAGTTAGAAGTAGAAGAAGGTCAACAAAAAAAGGTATCTGATATAGCGGAGGATATTTATCAATTAAATTTGATTAAAGATATAGATTACGAAATTATAGGAGAATTTATATTATTTAAAGAAACTGGAACAGCAAAAATATATTATTATAGATATCCAACACAAATAGACCAAGATACAGAGGACGATTATGAATTTGAACTATCAACTGATGTATTAGAAATTATGCCTTATGGTGTAGCTGGAGATATTTTAAAAAGTGATGTATCAGAGACTTATGGTAATATATATTATAATCGTTACAGAGAATTGATAAATACACTAGATCCAAGAAGCAATACAGGAAGTATTTATATTGAAGGTGGAGTTGATTTATAATGAATACAACAACAGGAAGTATAGTAGCTAGAGTTTACAGAGATTTTAGAGGAGTAGACTTTAGTAATAAAAATGTATCAGTATATAGAAGCCCAAATGCTTTAAATGTTTGGAAAAATTATAAAGAGAGTTTGGGTAAGTGTATCGAAACAAGACCAGATATAGAACTTGTAGATGATTTTGAAGGTACTATATATGGTCTATTTTTTTATACTGTAAATAATGAGCTTCATAAAATCGTACATTGTGAAAATAAGTTATATGACAATGGAGAAGTTATTTTTGATGAAATGAACGAACAGAAAAGTCAGAGTTTTATATATAACAAAATTCTTTATATAAAAGACGGCTTGAATTATTTACAATATGATGGAGATACATTAGAAGAAGTAGAAGGCTATATACCAAGAACATCAATTTCAAGAATGCCAAGTGGTGGTGGAGAAATTTACGAAGATGTAAACTTTCTATCAGATTATCGTATTAATAGTTTCTGTGCAGATGGGGTGTCAACAGAATATTTTTTAGATGCTAAAAACATTGATAATGATTATATACCGGTAGTTACTGTAAATGGAAGTGTAGTTGATAGTTTTACAGTAGATTATACAAACGGAAAAATAATTTTTTCAGAAGCAATAGACGAACCTTTAACAGATGGACAAGATAATGTGTTTATTAAATTTAAAAAGACTGTTGAAGGATATAAAGAGAAAATTACTAAGTGTACAATTCTAACGGTGTTTGATAATAGGGTTTTCTTTGCAGGTAATCCAGATTATCCTAATATGTTATTTCATTGTAGTTTAGATGCTCCAAATTATTGTAGTGATTTAGATTATTATACAGAAGGAGTAGATGATTCAAAAATCAAGGCTTTAATAGCTGGAAATAATGCTTTATGGGTATTAAAAGAACCTAGCCAATCAAATACCACGGTATTTTATCATAATCCTACTACAGATAGTGATTACGGAAAGGTTTATCCAAATTCTCATTCAAGTATATCAACTGGATGTGTCGCTACTGGAATAAACTTTAATGATGATATTGTGTTCTTTTCGGATAGAGGAATGGAAGCTATAAGTGGGGATATTACAACAGAGCAAGTATTAGCTCATAGAAGTAGTTTAATAGATGCTAAATTATTAATTGAAGAGAATTATAAGAATTTAATACTTGAAGAATATGAAGGATATTTATTAGTAATTATAGACAACAAAATCTATTTAGCAGATAGTAGGCAAAAATTTACTCAAAACGATCATATTGAGTATGAGTGGTATTATTGGGAGCTATCAAAGAAGATAACAAGCACACAAGTAAAAGACGGTGTGCTTTATTTATGTGCGGAAGATGGAATATACACATTAACTAAAAAAGATACTGAGATAGAAACAGTATGGACTACTCCAGAAGATGATTATGGATATCCATATTATCAAAAAACAACTAACAAAAAAGGTGCAACAGTTTGTATTGATGGAGAAGAAGTAACGGTATTGGTAAAAACTGATAACAATAAATTTGAAAAAATAGATAAATATAAAAACAAAAAAGGATACATAGTGTTCAAGATAAAAAAGAAAAAATGGAAGAACATACAACTTAAATTAACTTCAAATAAACCAATAGGAATATCAGAAATAACATTATTAAGTTATTTAGGTGCGTATGTAAAAAGGTAGGAGGATTGTATGGCAGATTATAGTGTAGATTATAATGACCAAAGATTTAAAGCGGTAGAAACGGAAAAACAAAACAAATTAAATGAAGCTAATTCAATGTATAATAATATGATTGCAAATACAGATAATCGCTATAATGAGATGATACAAGCTTCAAAAAATTATGCAAATGAGCAAACTAAAAACCAACAGGCAAGAACTGATTTTGCAATTGATGAAATCAACCAACAAAAAGACCAAACCAAAAAGGATTATACAAGAGAGCAAATGGGTGCATATACAGATTGGCAAAAACAAAGCAACCAATATGGAGCAAATGCAGAAAAACTTGCAAGTAGTGGATTAACCAATAGCGGATATAGTGAAAGTTCTCAAGTAAGTATGTATAATACATATCAAAATAGAATAATGCAAGCAAAAGAAAGTTATAATCAAGCTGTTCAAAACTACAATAATAAAATAACAGAAGCTAGATTATCTAACAATGAAGCATTAGCACAAATTGCATATAATGCATTACAAAGTCAATTACAATTAGCATTAGAAGGATTTCAATATAAAAACGGATTATTGCAACAACAATTATCAACACAAATGTCTATTGATAGTGATTACTATGGAAGATATCAAAATGTACTTGCTCAGATCAATCATGAAAATCAATTTAAGTACCAACAAGAAAGAGATAGGATTGCAGACCAACAATGGCAAAAACAATACAATTTACAATTGGCAAACTCTAGAAAGAGTTCTGGTGGTTCTAGTAAAAGTTCAAAAAAATCTAGTTCTTCAAGCTCTTCAAATCAACAAGTAAATACTGAACAAAAAGCAACACCAACACCAAAAGAAATAATAGATAATATAAAAATGCTTCAAGGACCAGGACTAACAAATAATATTAAAGATGGAATATCAGGAAAAACTTTTTCGAGTATGGATGCTTTATTAAATTATTATGGTTATGCTTCAACTAGCAAATAGGAGGGATTTATGAGAATTGTAAAATTATCTGAATTAGATGAAGAAGAAAGACAACGAGTGCTTGAAGAGCAAAATCAAAGAATAGAGCAAAACAATTTAGCAAGACAACAACTACAACAACAAGCAAATGATGATTTTAATAATTTACAAAATAACACACAACAAAACGCATCTAATATTGCGAATAGAATACTTGGAAGCACAGGAAATATAGTAAAAAGAACAGGAGCAGGATTGTTAGGTGGATTAGCAGGAATACCACAAGCAGGATTAACAGAAATGGCATATAATGCGAATACAGGAAAGAAAAAGAGTTTTGGAGAGCTAAGCTCTAGTATAGCCAATGGAATTTTAGGATTGACAAATCCAGTAATGAATATGAATAATATTTTAAATTCAATTCCAACAAATATTAAACAAACAGCAGATAATTTTGGGAACAAGGACAAGTCTTTTTTAGAAAAAGTCATTGCTCAAGGATTAAATGCAAATACAAATGCACTTAATAGTATGCCAGGAAAGAATTTTATTGATTCAACATCTCAATTGTTAGGAAAAATAGCTCCTGATGCAGATAGAGCTTTGATGGATGTTAATAATATGATACAAGCTCCAATTAATAAAATGAATGAAAAAATAGAAGAGGAAAGCAAACAATATGGAAAAGCAACAAATTTAATAGGAAGTGCAATGCAATCAATAGGAAATATGGCTCCTTCTATTGCAGTTAGTGCATTAACGAGAAGTCCATCAGCAGGACTTGCAACAATGGGCTTAAGTGCAAAAGGACAATCAACTCAAGAAGCATTAAATAAAGGAGCAGATTTAGAAAACGCAATAAAAATTGGTAATGCAAAAGGAATGGTAGAAGTCGGAACGGAAATGCTAACAGGAGGTGTAAATATTTTTGGAAAAGGTGCATTAGATGATATAGTTGAGAAAGGCATTTTAGATAGAGTAAAAAATAATGTAGCTAAGTTTTTTGTAAAACAGGGATTAAATGCTTCCGGAGAAGTTCTAGAGGAGACAATATCAGATATAGCAGGAACACTAATAGATAAAGGCACAGTAGATCCAAATGCATCGTATTCTATTAAAGATTGGTCAGACACAGCATTAAGCACAGTTTTAACCACTACAATATTAAATGTTTTAACTGGAGGAATGGCAGGAAACATTAACGAAATAAAACAAGAAAATCAAGCAGAACAAAATGCACAAGAAATGATAGAAAGAGCAAGAGGTGTAATTAACGAAAATCAAGTCAATAAAGATGTTGCATCACAAATAAAAACGGCTCAAAACGGATTGTCGCAAGAGCAAAATTTAAGTAATTCAAGTAAATTTGAATATCAAGCAGATGAAAATACAAAAATAGATAACTTTAGAAAAGATGCTAATAAATATTGGGATAATTCTGATAAAACTAATTCTTTAGTTAGTACAATAGAAAAAGTAATAACTGATAAAGACTATAATATAAGATTAGATGATACTATAAAAAATACTAACGGTCAGAGTGTAAATGCACAAATAAAAACATTAGATAATGGAGAAGTAGAGATAAAAATAAATCCTAATTCAAATCGAGCAGGAGAATTTTTGCTTACTCATGAAATTACACATGCAATAGAAACACAAGAAATAAAAGATTTAATAATAGAGCATGCCAATAAAAATCAAGAATTTAATAAAGCATTAGAAGATTTAAAACAAACCTATGGTACAGATGATGTAAGTAGTGAAGTAGTAGCAGATATTTCTGGACAATTATTAGGAAACCAAGAATTTATAAATAATTTATCTATGGATAAACCTAATGTTTTCAAACGCATCTATAATAAAATTATAGAATTAGCAAATAAAATAACAGGTAATTCAAATGAAGCTTTATTTTTGAAAGACTTGAAAAACAAATGGGAAGAAGCTTATAGAACTCAAGCTGACAACTTAGATAATAATACCTATTTTTCAGAAAGATATAATAACGATGGAACTTTAAATAGTATAAAAATAAATGAAAATATTTTTGAAAATACGCAAGGTAAGTCTATAAAAAAGACAATAAAAGAATACTTAACAAAACACATTGGAGAATATTATAATATTATTGAAAGTGGTCAAAAAGTATATCTAGGAGAAGATTTACCAAATGAATATGCATACTCTGAATATTCTAAAAAATTACCTACAAATAAATTATTAGCTAAAGGTAGAGCAGTAACCAACTTACAGGAAATTATTGAGAATGCAACAAATAGACAATGGGAGAAAAACAAAAAGGCAAAACATAATATAGATGCTAAATATGGTTTCTATAAGTATGACACAAAATTTAGTTTTGATATAAACGGAAAAGAACAAACATATTCTGGAACTGTATTAGTAAGAAATGATGCAAATGGAAAAAAATACTTATATGATATTTTAGACATAAAAAAAGTAGGTAACAATTTGCCATCGGTAGTTTCTGATTCAAAAGAATCTAACTATAGAGATGGTTCAAATTCTTTACCTACTTCTAGTATACTACCAACTAGCAAAAAAGTCAATAGTAACATTAAGTATTCTATGCAAGAATCTGAAAATAATTCAGGTTCTTTTAATTTGGCTGAAAATCGCAAACAAAAACAAAATGAAATTATACAAAAAAGTAATCCAATGGACAAAAAATTAGGAGAACATACTTGGATAAATAGTGCAGAAGATATTAAAACCTATCAAGAAGCAATAGATGAATTTGGGGGTATAGATAATGTTACTCCTGACTTTAAGTCAGAAGATGTAAAAAAAGCTCTTGATACAGGAAAAGTCATGGTTTATAGTTCGTACCCAATAGAGCAAGGAACTTTTGTTACTCCTTCAAAAATGGAAGCACAAAGTTATGCAGGGAATAATCAAATATATTCAAAAGAAGTCAATTTAAATGATGTTGCATGGATTGATGAAATTCAAGGACAATATGCACAAATAGAGGAACTTAAACCTGTACAAGATAATCAAGGAAGAAAGTTAAGCAAAGAACAGCAAGAGTATTTCAAGGACAGTAAGGCTAGAAATAATAATGGAGAATTAGAAACTGTATATCACGGAACGAATAAGGCTGGATTCACAGAATTTAATAGAGATTATAATTATTTTACAAATAATAAAGAAATGGCTCAATCTTATACTCGTGGAACTGAAATGGTAGATACTAAAAAGTTAGAGAACATTTCAGATGCTAAAAAATGGCTAAAAGGAATAAACGATGATATATATATAGAAAACTATTCTGTATATGATGAATATGGAGAAGAACTACTGCAATACAAAAATAAAGAAGACTTATTAAAAAATCTTAAACAAGATTTACAGAGAGAAATAGGAGACACAGAAGCTGGAGGTACATACGAGGGATATGTAAATATTACAAAGCCAGTAATTGTAGATGCTAAAGGCGACAGGTGGTCAATGATTGGAATTGACGGAATATCTATAGATGGAATTGATGATATTAATAGATTCTTAAATGACAATGGTTCTTCTACATGGAAAGAAAAAGGAAAATTAAGAACTTCAACCAATGATATTGTTGAAGCTGTAATGTCAGCATTAGATGAAGGAAAAATTGATGTTGATGGAATTATTATAAAAAATGTATATGATGAAGGTGGCTATGGAAACACTGTACCAACAGAATCTGGAAACGATTATATTACATTCAATTCAAATCAATTTAAGGCAAAAGATAATGTAAAACCAACAACTGATTCAGATATAAGATATTCTAAAAACAATAAAAGTTGGCAAGAATACCTAGAAAAGAACTTTCCATCAAAAGGAACTCGAACAAATTTAAATGAAATAAAACAAATTGCACCTATAAAAAAACAAGCAGAACAGACTAAACAAGAAAAGATAGCTCCAATAGGAGAGAATGTAAAAAAACAAAACAAATCCTTTGAAGATATAGCATTTGATGCTATGTTTGATGCTGAAAGTAATGAAGTTGAAAGTCCTCTAAAAAACAGAGATATTGAAACTATAGGAAAACAAACAAAGGTAAATGCATATCAGTATGATAATCCAAAAGTCAAACCATATTTTCAAGAAATGGCACAAATGATTGGAGAAGACTTATCGTTTGTTTCAAGTTCTGATAACAGAAGCACTAAAAAAGGTGGAGGA